AAATTAAAACAGCATCCACAATAGCCAGGGATACCTGGGGAGCAGAACTGCCAATACAATACTATGTTCAGATACAAGGCCAGATGTTGGTAACTGGTATGAAAAAAGCATATGTGGCTATTGAGACTTTCGGGTTTGCTGGACCGGAGAAATTTGAGATCCTGGGGCCATATGATTTTGATCCAGAGTTTGCGGAAATGGTGGTTAATAAGTGTGTTGATTTTTGGATGAATCATGTGGTCACCCAGGTTGCACCGGAGCCCATGAATGACAGTGATATTAAGCGGGTGTATCCGGAATCTAATGGTCACAGCCTGGAAGCATCTCCAGAGTTAAAGACTCAAATTGAGACTCTTAAACAATTTAAAGAGACCAAGAAAGAGATTGATCTATCCATTAAGGATCTGGAGATAGGGATCAAAAAGATCATGGGTGATGATGAGATCCTGACCTATGGTGATGATACCCTGGTGACCTGGAAGAATGGTAAGCCCAGAGAATCCTTTGATCGTAAAGCACTTGAGCAGGATGATGCACAACTCTATGAGAAGTACATCAAGCGTTCAGGTCCCATCAGGATTTTTAGAGTAAAATGATTCCTGTAGACAAATTTATGGGTTTAGATCAAGGTACACGGCTTGGGTTCGGTAGTTATATATCAAGCAGTGATGATGTTATAATTTGTAACCGGAAATTAATTAAGACTGCGGAGCCCCTTACAGAGAAAGCAGATCCGCAAACAGATAAATCTCTATCAGACGTTTTTGATTTACTCCGTCCACTGAAAAAGTCTAAAACGCTACTACAGGTGAATCATTATAAATGGAAGGAAGAAGAAATCAGAAGCAGGCTTTCGATACCCGGATTTGAGCCATCCCAAAGGGTGATAGATAGAATAATATCACTTGAAGG